TTTTTATATTTTTTATATTTTTTATATTTTTTATATTTTTTGTATTTTTTTCAAGCCATGGTTGCATCCGCAACTATCGTGTCCACGGCATTCTTTCGTAAGGGCATATTCAAGCAATGCATTAACAAGGATGGATGCAGCTTATTGACATAACCTTGGACTATTGCACGGTTGACATATTCGCTCCTTGGTTTCAATTCATTTCGGTACAACTCGTGCAGGTGGAACATATGGGTGCGATATTGCTCGCCAAACTCCTTCAGTGGTTTCGTCTTTGTAACGTAACAAGAAATATAATTTGCATATAGAGTATTGGTAAAGAGATGCAACTGGTCACGGAACACGGAGAGTTCTTTCTTGTTTTCCGGATAATAGGTCAGAAAGTCTCGCACTTTTCCTTCTCTTCGAAGACACAGGTATTGGTACTGCAATCTGGGTTGATTCCCACGCAAGCCACGTACTTGCTCGTAAACGGGATTCCGGATTTTGGTTCGTTCACCGGTCTTCTGATTGCGTAAAATGACACCCACAACTTGATACGACGTATTCATGGAGCCAAACCGCTCAATGGCTTCCGCGTAGGTCGTGAAAAGATAGATAGCAGGCAGCGCAATATTCAGATGGACAAAGTTCGTCAGAGGATGGCTTTGCACCGTGATATGCTCTGCATTGTCTTGCTCAATCTCATAGACACCAACCAAATACAACATCGGGCGCACGAATGGCACCACAATGCGGTTCTCGGGATGTTGTAGGACAAAACTGTAACAATACTTCGTATCCAACGAGTCATCCAGGTGCAACCCACATACGTCGGCGGCCTCGAAGAACATATCTCGGAAGGTCTTGGAATGGGCCTTCTTGTAAAAGGAAGATTCTGCACCCACTGTGTTGCGGGTGGCTATTTCCCATTTGTTGACCATGGGGTCGAAAAACACATTTATCATGGTGCCCTCGACAAATTCTTCGCCAAGGATTTGTTCCTGAGCGAGGTCCTTGTATTGTTGCATGAAGCTCTCTGCGTTAAGAGACTTAGGTGGCGAGAAAGCAACTACTTTGTTCGCAGCATTCACGACAATGGACCGACACAACCCGTAGACCGCGACCAAATCGTTACTGAGCGTCGTCTTGTCATAACGAACCACTTTGTAGGTAGTGTCCGTGACTCGGCAATGGGATACGTTGAGTCTCAATGCGTGGTTGCTCTCTTCGCGGAACAACAAATCGTTGAAACCAGGAATAGCTGATAAATCGTAGGTGATGGAGTGATGCATCTCTTTTCTAATAGATAGGTGTTATCAGTCATTGTCAACTTGTCTTTAAACTTGTATTTTATATCATTTTTTTGTTTTAAGCATATAAAAAAAATATTCTGATATAATTATAGAACAGAAACAAATATGACAGAAAGAGTGAAACACACATTAGGAATTGACAAAGGCGACACAATTCGAATTTTCAACCCAGCCAATGAAGAACTGAATGGTAAAACATTTTTGGTGCATCGCATCAATTCCGACAAAACAAAGATTTACTTACAGGATACAGAGGGAATTATAGAAGAAAGAATCAAATTACCAATCAACGATGACGGAAGTTTAGGTCGAGGATTTACCTATGAGGTAGTGAACGACGAAAATAGAGAGTCAAAACGACAAAAGAAACAGGAGGAAAAAGAAAAAGAAGAAGAACAAAAAGGAGAAGAGCTTTTGGAGGAAGACCCGTTTGAAGTGTCCCCAATCGAAGGCGACCAACCAGCAAAAGACGACCAACCAGAAGAAGACGACCAACCAGAAGAAGACGACCAACCAGCAAAAGACGACCAACCAGCAAAAGACGAAGAGGGAGAGAAGGAAGAATCACAATCTCCGGTCATCCCATTGGCACTGGGAGACATTCTACGCTTGGAAAGTTCCACCAACGACTTGCTCAATGGTCAGACCTTTATCATTGATTACATTGATAACAGTAAAATCGTGTTAATCAATGCAGTAACCAAACAGAAACTGAAACTCAACAACGAAAATTTGGAGGACGCAGGCATCAAGGTCCTGTTGCTCTCCAGAGCAAGTGAAGGTGGCTACGCCAGGCAAAAGGGATTGGTCCCTGGCAAATGGATTGACATCTATTTCGGTGGGGAATTTCCTGCTATCATTACCGGCAAGATAACCAACTTGGAAGGTGACAGAATCGAAATCACCACTCCTGCAGACGAGGTCCTCTATATTGACTTCAGATACAGAGGCATTCCTGAAGACCTGCAAATAACCAGAATTCAAAAACGAAAAGCACCTACAAGACCGCTATCGAGAGAAGAGGATGCGATACAATCTGCCATCGAGGAAGCAGAAGAAACGGCTCCCACTCCTGAAGGAGAAGAAGACGAAGGAGAAGAAGAAACCGCTCCTCCATCCACAGTACAAACGCAACTGCAAAGTTTGCTTCTGCAAGCCAACCAAATTGTCTTTGGGGAAGCAATGACCAGAGAATTCATGTATGAAGAAGTGGCCTCCATGAGACAACATCGTTATGGGTTGGAAGCTCAGTTGACGGACTTGCTGGATGCATTGCTTGCGTCGGTGCCTTCTGCAAAACAAACCTCTCGGGTGCTCAACAACATCCATGTGATGGTAGAGAGATTCAAACAACTCAGAGAGACGTTCTCCAGATTCGACCAGAACGGCAACGTGGAAGGAAAGCTGGTCAGAGGAGCATTATACAAACCACTGAAGACTTGGATGCACGAATTTGATATCAACTTGTTTTGGATTCTGCCAGTGGTAAAGAACAACAAGAAAATGTATGACATTGCGGGTTACCGCAAAGACGACATTGACACTGGAGACATTGTTCCCTTGGACTCCACAAAGGACGTGAAAGAAATCATGGAGTTGATTCGTGCAAACGCCAGCTCGGGTGCACACACCGACGCCAATCGGTATAGCATCCTCCAGAAACGATTGGCACCGTATTTCACGCCCTTCGAGAATCTCTCCTCTTCTGACAGCCCAAACGTTTTGTATGTGCAAGATGGTATCATTGCCCAAAAAAGAGTGCACGACAACATACTGGCTGTCGTTGACAACTTCGGCGAAATGGAATCTTCGGTGATTGACAATGGGGAATTAGGCGCGAAGCGATTTGCAACGACTCGGTACAACGTGGGGGAGACGCGTTTGGAGACAGTAAGTGTACGCACACCTATTACGGAGAACGACGAAATGGCTATCAAGTCCATCCTTACGTTACCGGAACCGGCCATACGGTTCTCCAAAATCAACTTGCCTGGAACCGATATCCTCACTAGATGCAACCTCAATATGACCTTCATCAAGTACTGGGAATTCTTGAACAAGGCGACACCTGTGAACGAGATACCGATTCAAGTCCTGATGGACGAAGGCGACGAAGAGAGAAGAAATAAGCAGCAACAAAAAGCCATCAAGTCCACCTTCGCAGAAAGAGTAAACAGTTATGTGCCCGTCACAGACCGTGTGAACGACTTGGAGAAAGCCTACAGCAACTACACAGATGCTATTGTGCCACCTATTCGGGTGCTGTTCAGAATGATGAAAAAATACATTCGGGGCAAGTTGTCTATTGTCGACGTCACGGCTGCACTGGAACCTTTTCTCATCTACGCAAACACTCTTACCTTCATGCAGTACAGCGATATCAAGAATTTCATCAAAGCCAAAATTTCGGAACACAATATACGCTTACTCGATGTCATGTCGACCTATCAGAAGGCACTCAATACCATCTCTCGAAAGGCGAATTCCCGCCTCGTCTTTTCGACTGCGTTCAGTATCATCAACATCATTGACCAGAAAGAAGACCTCCGCAGCGACGTCTTTGACATTGGTTATGACTTGGATGACGCTCCAGAACGGTTCACCAATTCAGAAATCCTCCAAAGAATTGTGGTCCACGATTGTGGACGGTTTTACACAGCTGCGGTAGCCTTCGAAAACATCCCGCTCATGTTCTCCTCCAATGTGTCCGATATTTTCAATTCAGAGAAAGAGCACAATGTGCGTAAATTGAAGAAGAATGAAGAGAAAGAGAAAGATAAAGAAAAGAATGCAGTATGCGAAACCATTGTTGTTGCGAAGATGTACAACACGTTGGAAGAGCTCACCGCCGACAACGACCGTGTCATTTACTTCGACCGACCATATGACAAGACCAACTATGGTGTCATGGAGGAAGACGACAAGAAAGGTGGGTACGCCAAAGCGGTCCTGATGCTCAGCACAGACCAACTCAAGCAGTTTATTCTGCAAGACCAAATGAAGAAGCATGGTCTCAACGAAGTAGATGCTCTGTATCTAGCTGAAACGCTCATCGACGGTTACAAAAAAGTGGTGGACGGACAATACGCATTGTTGAACAAAGGCGAGGACACAGACTACTATGTGCGCCGAGAAAACAAATGGGTCCTGGACAATTCGGTCAGGACAAGGGACATCTTGTCAGACCAGTCGTCGATTTTATGTGACCTGCAACGCAAATGCATCACCAAGGACGACAAGTGTGAGAGCGTGAAGGCAAACAAAATACAACTGCAAAACGCGTTGTTGGACCACATCATCAATGAATTTGACGAGAAGTACAAGGTATCCAAAGCAGATTTTGAAGAGCGGGTCAATGACAGATTCACGCATGAGGTACAAATCAGTGCAGCCATCTTCAGAATCAAAATGATGGCGTTTCTTCGCTACAACAACCAGAAATACAAACTGGGAGCAGACATTTCGGATGCAGACCAAAAGGGGTCAATGCGTCCGCTCTCTCCGTATACACCGTTCTTGAATATGATTTTGAGTCAGCAAGACTTCAGCAAGAAGCAATCCGACCTCTTGCGGTTTGCAGACAAGTTTACTCGGAAAGCGGCAAGCACCAGCGAAAGCGTCCATTGGCGGTATTGTCTCCAATCCGGTGCTCCGTTGTTGCCTTCGTTCAAGGTGCGCTTGGCAGATGCCTTTGTGGTGGGAGGGGCATATACATACCAAAACGTATTGGAGCAGGTAAAGGCGTCCAATGGCAAGCTGAGTGATGACGGTGATTGGTGGACAGACCAGTTCAGTGGCTGGCCCATTTGCCCAGGGGAGTTCGATGATTCCGAAGGGTTCGAACAAGGGTTTCGCGTCTCCACCCGTGCTGTGTTGGAGCAAGATATCAGTGCAATTGTCATGGGGAGAATGGAAGTGGAAGAGGAGGAAGATATTGGCGTTGACGACGACGAGGACGACGAAACGAGTGCAGACACGAAGACCATGGTGCGCAATGTAGTGCGCACGTTGTCCAATGCAATGGGCATTCATTTGGAAGAACAATATGCGTTCATCATCAACACCGTGTTCTACATGCTGAGTAACCACGTGGATACGAAAAAACAATATGAAAAGAAGAAGAAATCACCGTCTTATGAAACCTATTTCAACAGTTCTCTCCTCAGTTACACATTAGGAATCTTTTTGATAGCGGTTCAAACAGCCATACCTTCGGTGAAAGCGCCGAAAAAGCAACCCAACACCTTCGATGGGTTCCCCTTAGAGGCAGGCAAAGACATGAGCAGCGTGAAATACATGGCCCAAGTGACACATAGTTTGAAGCGTCCCACTGCTCCCTGGAACACGTTTGAACGCAAATCCGTAGAAGGTATCCAGGAAGTTATTGAGAAAGCCATCAAGTTTACATTGGACAACAAGCCAGATGGGGTACAAGACCGCATTGACGAGAAGACCCAATATTTGTTGGCAGAAGTTCCCTCTGCGGCGTTGCCTTCCGAGCACGACCTTGCACAGTGGACCGATTTTTTGCCACCTCTCATGCCCTTCACCATCACCTATTTGCAGGATGTCGATTCACAATTCAAAAGTGCCTTGGTCAATGCCATGCAGGCAGGTGACGTCAAACAGGAAACGAAAATACGCGTTATCGAGTCACGCATCGTATCCTTTTCTCTCGCCATTCAACAACATATTCAGAAAATTGTCGAGAATCAACCCTTGGTGCTCTACACGGCAAACCATCAACCTTACCTAGAGAATGCATGCTGTTACGGAAGCGAACAGGCGACCATCCTCTATTTCATGAACAAGGACGCAATGATTGGCAGTTACAATGCCACGGTCAATCGTCTGGCCAACTTGTTGGTCGATATTCGCGGTCACACGGAGTCGCCATTGTTTCAAAGCAGAATTGTCACCAAGGTCTTGTATCCTCCTCTTGCGAACACCTTTGACCAACGCACGATGCTGATGGCTTTTGTGCGCTACTGCAAATTTCGTTCCTTGATGCCCATCCCTGCTTCCTTGATGGGGGTTTGTGGAGAGAAACCCAAGGACATTCGTGCCACAGACAGTTTGGACCGTGTAGCAAAAATTCTGGAAGATGCCGGCAAACAATACACCAACGAACAGTTTCTGCGTCTTATCCAGTTGGTTAGCAGAGAGAACATGACGAACATGGGACGAACCACTGCTGCGGCTACCGCCGTGGAATTGCTCGAAGACGTGGCCGAAGTGGTCAGCGAACAAGTTCGCGAAGGAGACGAAAAGCATCTATCCGACTTGATTATCAACGTCATTGAAACCAAAGGCAGTTTGGAGTCCACAAGACTTTTACAGAACATGCTCCTCAAAGGTATCGCCGATATGACAAAGGAATTAGACGCCTTCCTGAAAAATCACCGGGCCGGCGTGAACACCAACACCTTGTTGCAAGGATTGACCCATCATCATACTCTTCGCGACGAAGATGGCCGTATGCAACGTTATGCAGTCTACACTCTAAACAATTTCTACAAGACGTATGTGGAGAACTTTGCCAAGGTTTTCCCCACGATTCTTGTGAATCACACGTCCAATCCAGGACGACTGCAGCTGGATGTCGTTACCATTCCCCCCTACTTCGAATACTCTGCAAGCCATCAAGAGAAACTCAAATCCTCCATCTCCAACTATTTCCTCGATATCATGCCCTCGTTCCGCGTTGACAAAAGTATGCTTGCTCTTTTGGAAAAGATTCCAGGAGAGTGCCAGCACCTCGTTTCGCTGGCCAATTCGACACCCTGTGCTGGGTCCATCGACGAGCAAACCAGTCGGTACCTATTTGACTATTATGTGCTCCGCACCTTGGTCTCCTATATTCGCGTCGCCGACCAACAAAACGTCAATATCAGTGAGGGCGCAACCAATGTCAACCGTATTGCGGGTGAAAAGCGTTTGCTGAAGAAGCACGTGGCCGAATTACTCATCCTGTTTCTCACGCGTTTCAACAAAGACAAGAAGAACGTCGACTTACCCTACGAGACCGTCCGTGAGACTGTACACAAACTCAAAGAAAAGGAGAAGAATTTGTTGACAGACCGTCTGCAAGGTATTTCCCAAGCTTTAGGGAGAGAAGGCCTGGACGTGGAATCCGCGATGATGACCTTTGGGTTAGGCAATTACAGTCAATTGCTTCGAAGAGGCTTGACGCAGCATGACAAAGAGTTTTACGAGCAACAAAAGGGGTTTAGGACCGCGATGGCATCCGAAGAAGCCAATACTATTCAGGCTATTTTGCAATTGGAATCGACCCATGCTGAACGAGCGAAAACAGAAGGAGGAGAAGAGGAACACATCACTGCCATGGCAGAACGCGAAATAGGCTTCGACAGCGAGAACGAAGACGAGTATGGTTATGATGAAAACGATGGAAACGATGAAAACGAATGGGAATATGACTAAACAAAAAAAAAATGGGCGGTGGTCGAATATCGAAGAACGAGAATCAAATATCGAAGAACGAGAATCAAATATCGAATATTTATAAAATCGAAGTAAACAATTTATAAATATTCAACAATTATATATATATAACAAACCAGTCACTAGACATGTACAGAAGATATATTAGAGAGAACGTGGTTCTGGTAGCCATCATTTTGTTTGTGGTCATTTTTGGATTGATTCAGTCCATGAAACCAGCGTGTTTCTATAATCGGGACGGAAGTGTGCGTTCCTTCGGTTTAGGGTACCGCAACAAGACCATTTTGCCCATTTGGTTGTTGTCCATCGTCCTGGGTATTTTGAGTTATTTAGCAGTTCTGTATTATGTCAACATGTACAAGGGGTTTTAGAATTTTTTGCCAGATTTTTTGCCAGATTATTCACCTTAATTGGTGATAGTGTACGTGGTGGCTGCATTTTCTTGTTTCTCCTTTTGTTTTTGTTCTTGTTCTAAAAACTTCTGGTAATTTGCCTCCATTGTGCGTGGATTACTCGTGCATCCACGTGTGGCAATTTTGAGTTGAACAATGGACGTCATCAACAACCCTGTGTAGAGATACCACATGGCTTCCCCGATATTGTCTCTCGTCACTACCAATTCAAACAACTGGCTTTGCATTTGCATCGTTTCTTGCTTTAAGGGATCCCGGTACTTCTCTTTCATCAATGGCTGCAGAATGTTCCAGTAGTCATCAAAATTACTCGGGACTAATTGGTTGATAAGAACGGACGTGTTGCCGCAAATCTTGAGCACGGCGTCTGCTGCCGCTTCCATGGCCTGTTTCTTTTCTGGAGTTTCTGCCGCCATGCTTTGTTCCACGTCATGGTTCAACAGCAGGTCGGTGAGCAACTTGCTAGCGGAACTGGACACGTAATAGTATCCAACAACGTCGGAAAAGGCGCTTTTGAATCCGGGATACATACTCAGGACCAGAACCAGGACGCCAAAAATGAGAAACCATGGTATAAACGTAAGCAATCCCGCAGCACCCACGTTCTCTGTCATGTTCCCACCACAAGTGCTAGAGAGAACAGAAGTGTTCACCATAAATTGAATCAATACCACCAGCACTACATAGAAGGCTAAAAATACGTAGCTGGAACTGATGTAGTTGAGGTATCGTTCTTTGTCCTTATAGACGTCATACGGGAGCGGAGGTTTGACGGCCAAATAATAGAACAAAGTAGTCAAGAGAAACGTCACAATATTTAAATACGAACTTGCCATACTTTATACAATACAAATATATAATGTATAGGTATAATTTTTTTTATAATTTTAACTACAATTTATATGAATTTTGAGGAGCCCATCCAACCCTCACTCACCGAACCAGGGGTAAAATATTTTTTGAACCAAGCGCTCAAACAATCGCATCGTATCCGAGAACAATTCCACAACACCGTGTTCAACATTGGGATGTTGATTTTCTTTTTGCTTCTTTTAGGACTAATATTGTTGTACAAATACAAAGGAAAGTTGACACCAGCAGAAGTGGCCCAAAAGAACAGAGAGAAGCAGCAATATATACTAGAACGCATTCAGAACTTTCAAATCGCCAAGCAACGTGCGCATCAAGAACTGATTACAGGTCTGCCGCAATGGGAGAGAGAGTATTGAACACTCGGAATATTTTCACATGGATTTTATATTGTGTATATATAATACATAGTTGTTCCATAACATGATGTCAGCACCCAATGAGAATTTACCCCGAGGCCAGTTGCCTTCGGTCAAGAATGCGCTCAAGACCTACTATGAAATGAAAGAAACATTGAACACCTCTCTCGGTAGAGAGAAACAACGTATCTTAGGCGTGAAGGGATTGAGCAAGGAACAAATGCGAGCACGGTATCGGCAGCTGAAACTGAACTGTGTCAATTGTCAGAGACCGTCTGCAAAAGGCACTGTTTTCACCAATTCATTTCGTGGAGGAACGCCAGGAATGCGGGTCATGACTGCCAAATGTGGTGACTTCGCCAATCCATGCAAACTAAATATTGAGATTCACTTGGGGGAGGTGATTCATTTGGAATCGGCCATCCGTGATGTTCAGAAGGACATTCGTTCGCTGAAACAGGAAATTGTCCGCGACAAAAACAGGTTGCTCTTCGATATTGTGAGTGCGGAGGAAGTCGTCGAACGGTTTGATGCCTACAAATCGACTATCCAAGGCCTCACTGGTTTGTACGAGCAATACTTCAAAAAGCTGATGGATGTCGTGGACAACAAGGAGGAGAAGAAAGAGATGGACGAGGCCGTTTTTGCGTTGCATGAACACATTGGCCACATCAAAGAGAACATTCGGCTGATGAATGCAGAGAACAACAACAAATACGCACGCGATGCGGTGGAAATCTATGTAAACGAGCTTCAACCTTTGTTGCAAACCATTCAGCGTCTCAAATACCGACAAAATGTAGTTCAACGTAAGAAGGATGCTTGTGTGCTTACCCAAGAAGAACATACTCCAGACCAATTCGAGGTGATAACTGGCGACAAAGTGGTCCACTTTGTGCTGGCGATGGACCAAGATGAAAACCAAGAGGGCGAAGAACACGAAAGCGAGGATGAGGACGAAAATGAGCTCAGCGAAAATGAATGGAGTGAAAATCAACCGAAAGAAATGGAACTAGCGAGCGATTCGGACAGTGAACTGCCCACAGACTTTTTCATGGGGGGCGGTGCCCAAGGTATCTCTTGGAAACACCCACAATATCAACAAATATGGAACCGCTTGCCAGTGAAGTTGCAAAATGAACTCAAACAAAACGTGGTATGGATGGAGGACTTTATGCGGAAATGCGCTGCAAACAAGGAGTGCAGAGTCACCACTCCTCCCAACATTCTGATACCACCCAAACAAACCGCTCAAAACCAATACAATTTTGGTGTCCCGGTCTACAACAAGGTGTTCAACAAGCTGCCAGAATCCTTGCAGCGCACATATCTTACGTTTTACGCCGAAGACCCGCTGACCAAAGCAAAGGATTACACGAAGCTGGAGGAAGCATTGAATGATTTAGTGGCAAAGGAGGTGGAATTCACAACTTTTTTCTAGGTATAGTATAAATAGTATAAGTTAATCGTATAAAACATGTTTCTCCAGTATATTTCCGTCCCAATCTTCTTGTTAAGTTTTGCCATTGGGTTATTTTTCATCTATATTTTGGGACCTGAAATGAAAACAGTCTATGTCTATCCTAGCCCGGAAAACATAGACAAGGTTCTCTATAAAGATAAGGTCGGCAACTGCTTTTCATTTGAGGAAGAGAGAGTTGAGTGTCCTACCAATGATTCCTTGATATCCAGAATACCTGTGCAACTATAACAACAAATAGCCTGTCAGGTTGTGTGAAATAAAGAAAAAGAGATTTTTTATATTATAATATAAATATAAATATGGAATTACATGTTGGTAAGTTTGTGCATACTGAGACAGGTCGAATGTTGATGTCCGTGTTACTTGGTTTAGGTCTCGCATCCCTGTTTCGAACCGTGTGCAAAGGAAGCCAATGCAATGTGTTTCACGCACCACCTTTAGAGGATTTAAAAGACAAAATATACAAGAACAAAAACGGATGTGTGAAATACATACCTGTCGCCACCACGTGCTCTCTGGGCACCAAAACCGTGACGTTCGAGTAGCGAAACCACTTTTTGCGTAATTATTGTCCACAATCATTCTAAACAATAATTATATCATGACCGAAGCTACCAGCATTTTTGATTTGCCTACGGACCCGTTGGTGGGGGGAAATGTCAGCAACAATATCTCCATCAGTGCCCAAGAGTTTGGCGTGTCATCAGCTGCCAATGGAAACCCTGGTCCCACCGCTGGTCCGCCTTCGGGTGCTCCCTCTATGAGCCTCGACCAATCGACCATCAATCAAATTGTCAATGGACTGCAACAGGCGACGTTGGCCGGTGCCACCCATCTGCCATCGAGAGACATTCCCATGACCACCTCACGATTAAGTACGGACCCACAGACCATGCCTAACTACGTGCCGCCACCTGCTCCTCAATCAGATTACATTCAGCAACACAATACCCAGCAGACCGCGGACATGATTGAGTCCTACAACCGTAGCAAGCAAATGAACAACCACCTAGACGACATGTACAACGAAATCCAGGTCCCCGTCTTGCTTGCTGTCTTGTTCTTTCTGTTTCAGTTGCCCATATTCAAGAAATTCTTGAACACATATTTGCCTTTCTTGTTTTCCAACGATGGCAACTATAACCTCAATGGATTTGCCTTCACCAGCGTGTTGTTTGGTATGCTGTTTCACTTCCTCAACAAGTGCACAACGTATTTTAGTGCGTTTTAAGCGAGGCGTATCTATTCTATTCTTATTTGTATATTCATCCCTTATGTCTGGTGTTGTCTATGTGAATGTCTCTGTTGGCGAACTGTGTGACAAGTTTAGCATCCTGCTGATAAAGAGAGAAAAGATTACCGACACCTCCAAACGGTTTTACGTAAACAAGGAAATTGACTGCTTGACACCCTTGATGGAGAAGTACCGCGCTGGAGCGGCGTTGCTGTTCGAACGATTGAAAACAATTAATGAGGCCTTGTGGGACATTGAAGACAAAATACGAGTCAAAGAATCACGAAACGAATTCGATGATGAGTTCATTTCGTTAGCGAGGTTGGTTTATAAAACCAATGACCAGCGATATATTGTAAAGCACCAAATAGACAATATATTCAATTCAGAAATAAAGGAAATAAAAAGTTATGTATAAATGATTAGAAGAGAGATGGACAACTTCAAAAAGTACTACAAAATAGGCAACAAATACGAAAGCAAAAACGAGTTCGGATTAGCCATCGATAGTTACAAGAAGGCACTGACATATCATGGAACTAGCTTGAAATGCTTGAAAAGTTTGAGTACGTTATACGATAAAGTGGGTGACGTGCCTAATGCAATCGAGTGTTTGAACACTATCACGACTGTGTCAACAGATATGAAACTCACCGTCATTACACTGAACGAGATTGGGGTGATGCACAACAAAGTGCAAAACTTCCAAGAAGCACTGAATTATTTTAAAAAGACATTGAAGTACAAGAATGACATACCAGAGGTCTACCTCAACATCGGATTGTGCTACATAGCATTGAAACAATACAAGCCTGCTGAGACGACGTTCCTGATATACTTCAAATTAAGACCAGACAATGCCATCTGCAAAAATCTGGCAGACCTCTATTTTTATGTGAAAGACTACGACAAATCGATATACTTTTACAATCAAATGACGGACCTGCAGACCAATTTTGACCATTTGTACAATTTGTGCTTTCCGCATTTAGCCAAGAAGGATTTCCGCATAGGACTTGAATTGTATGAGAACCGGCTGAAATCGAACTCTGTCCACCCCCAAACAGGTCAAGTCCAACGAGTGGAAATAGATATACCATATTGGAATGGAGTGGATGTGTGCAACCGATTGATGGTGATATACGAACAGGGTATTGGAGACAACATCATGTATTATAGATTCCTGGTCCAGTTGTCCGAAAAGTATCCCGACATGAAAATCACGTATTTTTGCAAGAACACCGTCAGCCATCTGTTCAAGGAGTATGAAAATATCAAGGTCATCGATGACAGTTTACCCTTGTTCGCCATGGGTACTCAGTTTGATTGTAAGGCGTACATCATGTCGTTGCCGTATTTATTGCAGATTGACCACATCCATCCCAACACACATGATTACATCAACGTGTCGGAGGAAAAATGTTTGTATTGGAAAGGTTTGTTGCAAGACATGAAAGGGGAAGGGGTGCCTCAAAAGTTGAACGTCGGATTCGTTTACAAGGGTTTGTTGGCGTCTGTGTTAGAGAAGAATATTCCGTTGCAAAAATTTGAGACGTTGACCGAGTTGAACATCAACCTCATATGTTTGCACAAAAAATCGGATTGCGAAGCCGACCTGGAAAGTGTCTCTTTTTCCGACAAAATAACCATGTTTGACCTTGACCAAGACCGAGCCTTTGACGACACAATAGCGCTCTTGAAAAATCTCGACCTGCTCATTTCGATAGACACTTCCATCGTGCACTTGGCGGGTGTACTGAATACAAAAAGCCTGCTGCTTCTTGGGTATGTGTCTGATTGGAGATGGTTCGCCGATAACACCAAGGTGTGGTACGACTCGGTAGACATCTTGAGGGTCACGGAAAACAAAGAGCTATATCATATTGTGCCACAAGTGAAACAGTTACTGCAAGACATACACTTATAAGTACTCGGCCATCCGAGACTGTACCTTGCGGCACAACTGGTGATATGGGTCAGGCTGTTCGTCATTTTCTATAGCGAGCATTGGATATATGATGGCCCGCTTCTGGGTGGCCAAAAACAGTTTCTCGAGCATGAAACCTCGGTCGCATGTCCCAGCAAAATCATGATAGCATTTGAACAACAACTTGCGTGCATATTCTTTCGTGACGAGATACATCTGTGTGCCATAGACATACTGTGGATAGTTGCGGTATTTGAATACAGCGTCTTCGGGCATACGAGCCTTGAGAGTAAACGGTGCAAAGGTACCGTTTGCGTCTAATTGGTATGGCAGCAAATAGCTCAGTAACATGAGGTCGAGTCCCATCAACTGAAAGTCATTCAGTACCTTTTTGAATACCTGCGGAAAATCGTGATGAATGCATATATCGTTTTCACACACAACTGCATATTGTTTGTCACTGTCACGGTAGAAATTGTGTAGAATATCGAGGTGGCCATAGGTAATGGACCACTGACGCTTACGTGCTTTATCGCGAGCAAGTCGTTCGTCGGAATGTGGTACACCATCATAGAACAGACAGTCTATGCCCAGCTTTCTAAACCTTTCCATCATATTGTTTTGATTTTTGTTATTGAAAGTCAAGCAATAGAACTGACAGTTTGGGTACGACATCTTATGTACGGTTTCTATGGCTACTATAATGGCAGAAAGTTTTTTTTGGGAATGGGATGGG